TTGACGCCAAACATCTTGAAAGTATTGTTCAATATGCAAAAGAGCGAGGGCTTTCAAACGAAGATGCACAGGCGATTCTTGATCGTGACAGCAAGTTAAGGGATTCCTTTGAGCAGACCATTAAGGAAGCTCAATTGAATGAACTTGAAACAATAAGTAATGATTGGGCAAAGCAAGCCAAAGATGATAAGGAAATCGGAGGCGAGTCTTTCAATAAAAACGTTGAAATGTCAAAGCGTGTTATTGAAAGATACGGTACGGAAGAATTCAAAAAAGCGCTTGATGATACAGGTCTTGGAAATCATCCTGAGCTTTTAAGGGTGTTTTCTCGTATCGGAAAAGCCATGTCCGAAGATCAACTTGTGATCCCAGGAACACACCCATCAACAAAAACAAAGAAACGTCCAGAAGAAATACTCTACGGAAATACAACTTAATAGGAGAAAAAAATGGCTACTATTGGAGCAACCGTATTAACCCTTGCGGATTTTGCGAAATCGCTTGATCCGAATGGCCGTGTTGCGACTGTTATTGAACTTTTGATGCAGTCGAATGAAATATTGCAAGACATGATGTGGAAGGAAGGGAATCTCCCGACTGGTGAACGAGTAACAGTAAGAACCGGATTGCCGACCGTTGCTTGGCGTTTATTGAATCAGGGAGTTGCTGGTTCAAAGAGCACCAAAGCACAGATCGACGAACAATGCGGAATGTTGGAGGCGTGGTCAGAAGTTGATAAAGACCTTGCTGAATTGAATGGCAATGTCAATGCATTTCGTCTTTCTGAAGGAAATGCGTTCATTGAAGCCTTAAATCAAGAACTGTCTCAGACACTTTTCTACGGGAATTCAGGTATTGATCCTGAAGAATTTACTGGTCTTTCAATCCGTTATTCTTCTCTTTCCGCTAACAATGCGCAGAATATTGTGTCAGGAAGCGGAACCGGTTCGGATAACTCATCCGTTTGGTTGATTGGATGGGGCGCGAATTCCTTTCATGGAATTTATCCAAAGGGTTCTAAAGCCGGTTTGATACACGAAGATTTGGGCTTGCAGACCATTCAAGTACAAGCATCCGGCGCTGAGGCTATTGGCGGCACTCGTATGCGTGCTTATCAAGAGCACTGGCAATGGAAAGCAGGGATTGTGTTGAAAGATTGGCGTTATGTCGTTCGTATTCCGAATATCGACATTTCAAACCTTATCGCTAAATCATCTGCCGCCGATTTGACGGAGTTGATGATTAAGGCGATTCACCGCCTGCCAAATATCGGAACCGTCCGTCCTGTGTTTTACATGAACCGTACTTGCCTTGAGTTTTTGGATATTCAGCGCAGGGATGATGTTCAATCAGGCAGCAGCTTAACGTATGACAATGTTGACGGAAAGCGCGTCTCATCGTTTCGAGGGATTCCTGTTCGACTTATCGATCAGCTTCTTGAAACTGAAGCAGCCGTTTCCTAAACCTAAATTTAAAAAGGAGAAAAAAATGATACTAGACTCTGGGCTTCAATTTTCTGACTCGCAAGTGATCACGGCTGATGCAGTCGGAACCAATGTAATTAGTTTACAGCAAGACCGCGCTATTGGCATTGGAGAACCAATGGGCGTTGTGTTTGTTGTGGAAGTAGCAGCTGATCAAGCTACCGGCGACGAAGATTATACTTTCGACGTTGAGTATGCTTCAGATGCCGCACAAACAACCGGACGTCAGTTAATCGGACGCAGGGTATTTGAATCAGGAACACCGGTGGCTCCTGCTCAAGACGCTGATCTGTTGGTTGCCGGATATAAGTTTGTAATTCCAATTCCCCCAACAGATTTAAGTGAAAGCGAATTATTTTTGGGTGTTCGCTATGATGTAGCAGGCACGACTCCCAATATCACCGTGAGTGCCTATTTAATGCCGCTCTCGATGATTCAGATGGAAGTTGCCCATGCTGACGGCATTACGATTTCGTAATTGAATAACTTTATGGGGATGGGATGAGATAAACCCCATCCCCATTTATTAAAGGAGAAAAGAATATGAAAGTTCGCGCTAAATTGATTACAGAAGAAGGAGAAGATAGGGTTGTCGGATATTATGGAAACCGCAAGATACGGGAAGGTAAAATTTTTGAATTAAAACCTTATAAGAAAAGTGACGGAAAGACTGTTTCAGCGGAAGAACAATTCTCAAAAAATTGGATGGAGAAAGTAAGCCCGATTGAAAAAAAGGTTGAGCCGATCATTGAACCTTCCGACATTGAAGAACCGGTCAATTCTTCCGCTTCTGAAACAGAAGTAATTTAAGGAGAATCTATGGCGATAGTCAATCATACGGTAGCTGAAGTAAAAGGTTTTGGTGAATACGCTCATGTGGTTACATGGACTCCGCTGACATCTGCCAATGCAACTGGTGATGCAGTTGAAATGCCTGGTTCACACATTAGAAGCGTTCAGATAGATGGGACGTTTGATTCGGCAACAGTTGTTATGCAAGGTTCAAATGACGGAACGACATGGTTCACGTTGACAGACCCGCAAGGAAACGCCATCAGCAAAACAGCGGGTGCGCTTGAACAGATTCAAGAATTGACTAGATACATTCGCCCATCAATGTCCGGTGGAACCGGTTCTCAATCAATTTCAGTAAGAGTTCTTCTTAAACGGATTGCACGATAACGGAGGTTTGATATGTCAAATTTAAAACAAGCCGTAGATCAGATTAAGAATTTTACAGGCCGCGTAAGAGGTTTGCTGGAAGCGGCTGATATTCTTGACGGTATTTCAAATATCGAAGTCCTTGAGAAAGAGTTGGCTTCGAGATGTGATGTTTTGAAAAACACTATCAATGAATTATCTGGTGAAATTAAAGCAACTAAATCACAACTCGAACAATTTAAATCAGAAGCAAATTTAGCTTCTCAGAAAGCGGAGAAAATCAATAAAAAAGCCATACTTGAATATAATAGAATGATTGACGAGGCAAAGATTAAAGCAAAACATCTTATCTCTGATGCTGAATTTAAATCAAAATCGGTTGATGAGCAGACAGAACTTAAGAAGGAAAAATTGAAAAATATTGTAAACGATATGCAAGTAAAAAATAATGAACTTGCTCAAATAAAAGCAAAAATTTCAGAAACGAAGAAAAAAATATCCGATTTTATTGGGAGTTAAAATGTTCTACCGGAAAAATGCGGACGGAACATTAACAGAACATCCCTACCAGCCGGCTGGCCACGGCGCAAAAGCATTATCTGACAATACTGCCGGTGTCGTTCTTGCAGCAGACCAGAAAGCTCATTTTGTCGATATAACCGTTTTTGGAGGTATTGTTTCAATCGGTGTTGACGAAACAGTCCGCGTTGATGGCAGTAATGCTTCCGGCATTATCATGACTCCCGGGTCTACTCCTTATAGAGTTTACTGTACCAATTTAAATCAAATTTATGTATCAGGGGCATCAGGATCAAGGGCTTGTTATATTTATTACCTATGAAAAAACTAATCATTTTTTTAATTAGCTGCTTGCTTTCCACAAACGCTTTTGCGCTTTTATCGTCTGTCACCGATACGGATGGTTCGCCTGATTGTTATGATTGGGGAATTGAATTTCCAGAAGGGTCAGTGACGTGTGGAACAGGTAGTGGATTTAGAACAGCGGTTTCTTTTGATTTTGCTCAAGATTCAGAACCCTTCGTGACCATCGGAAACACGGTAGGTCTTTCAGCAGAACGTGCTTTAACCGGCACATCCCCAATTACCATTACCGATAATGGAGCAAACAGCAGTGCCGCTGTTGGGCTTACACAATCCGGCATTGATCACGGGTCAATAGGCGGGCTTGGTGATGATGATCATGCTCAATATCTTTTAGCAAATGGAACCCGCACTTTAACCGCCGACTGGGATGCCGGTTCTTTTGAAATCCGCGCACAGACTTTTGAATCTGATGTTGTTACGGGAACAGCCCCGTTTACGATAGCATCAACAACGCTCGTTACCAACCTCAACGCAGACCTCTTAGACGGAACGAGCATAGCAGACTTTATTTTAGAAACCGAACTTGATTCTGAGTCAGAGCTTGAAATGCAATTAACAGATGTTATCGACGTATTTACAAACAACGACGGCGTGCTTGATGATGATGATTTAACGGACAACATTCTAAACGACCTCTCTGATGTAACTGGTCTAGATTCTGGATTGGCTGCAGGAGATATGCTTTATTACAACGGGACAAATTGGGTTCAATTTAACAGGCCGATTTTTGGGCTTGGTGATTCTCAATTGATTAACAACTCTTCAGGCAATTTGAGATGGTCGGTTCTGTCTTCGCCGGCAACACCTAATTTGAGCCAAGTCCTTGCCTCAGGCAACGACACATCAGGAAATGCAATCGACTTTACGACAACAGATAAAGCCACCTTCAACGGAACCGGTCAGTACATCCAAGGCTCGTCTACGACGGTCTTAGATATTGTTTCCGGCGGGACAATTAACTTGACGGCAACCACTTTGGTAAAACTTGGCGGGGCCGTAAGCTTTATATCAGCGACTAATGGATGGGATATTTCATCTGCCGGCGTCCTGACAAAAACCGGTACAGCAAATTATGACGTAGACTCGAACACATGCGCTTTCCGAGCAGTTGCGGATACGGACGCCTGCCTTGCGTTTGAAACCACCGGAGGCAATGGGTATGCATTTAGGAGCTTAACAGGGGCTGACGCGGTAAAGGTTTATACCTCCGGCGAACTTGAGGTAAACGACACTAACACAGGCACAAACGCTGGAAGCGATCTTTGCATCGGAGCCAATAATCGAATATGTGTATGCGGAACTTGCAATTAGGAGGTTGATATGAAAAAATTTATTTTAGTTTTAATTTTGATGCTTTGCTTTCAAACGCTGTCTTTTGCCGGACTTACCCGTGACCAAAAGTTTGTCTACGAGGACTTCTTTTCTTGGCTGACAGAGCAAGATCAATCAGGCAATTTAGAGTTCAATTACATTTGGTGGGACAATTTGACAGACCGCCAAGAGGTTGAGCAATTGACAGCTTACGCATGTAGGAACATGAAACCGGATTATGCTGAGAGGCGGGACTCACTCAACGCAAAAATCGCAAGTATTGAAAAGGCGTGTTTAGACTGGGGAAGCGTGTGTTGAGCGATTGCTTTAAGACAATAGTCACTTTAATTATCGGAATTTTCGCCGTAATTGGAATTATTTGGCTGTTTCAGCGCGAGACGGTAATAATTGCCAATCAAGAGGCGATCGCCTCTAAAATCGCTCAAAATGAGGCAAGAACGATTAATATAGAGAGGTACCTGATAATGCTTCGTGATGGAGAATCTTAAAAAGTACTGGTGGATATGGGGCTTTATATACGCGGTGGCTTTGTTTGGTGCAAAACTCCAAGCCATTGCCATGGCCCCGGAACAGCTTGAGAAAACAAGCGGTCAGGTAAGCCAGCTTTCAGAGTCTCTTGAAAAGTACATAGCGGAAAACGAAGAATTTAAATTAGGGCAGCAAAAGCAGATTGAACTTTTAACAAAGATTGCACTTAATGGAAATGAATAACGAAAACCGAAAGCTTCCTTATTGCAATTATCCGGATCATGTTGGGATTTTGCCTGAAATAAAGAACTTAAAAAATGAAATTAAGGAGTTATGCAAACTTATCAAAGGAAACGGTGACCCGCAGGGATCTCTTATTTTTAAAGTGGAGCGCAACACGCTTCACAGGAAGTGGATTGAGCGTTTCGGGTGGATGGTCTTGACGGCGGCAGTAGGCGTTCCGTTTACAGTGATTGTTATTTTTGTTTCTACCAGAATGTAGAGGTGAGCCATGCGCACCAAAAAAGAATTTGACAAGAGACAGTTTGTATCAGTCGTGAATGTCTATTCAAAAATGGTTATTAACAAAACAATCACACCGCTTGAAACAAGAAAGGCATTGGTTAAAATTTACAAATGGTCAGACGAACTGCTAAAAAATTGGCGCTGAGACAGGCGCGGGAAGAACGGTTTATGAAGATAGCGGAAATCGGTTCTATTATTTTGCTCACCACCACCATCATCATGATGATGATGACAATCATGGGATGTAATGAAATCAAACACAACGGAAAAACATACACCGATTGTCGAGTCACCGGCGTCAGTGAAAAGGCTGATGGAACATCGATGCTTTTCCAAAAGTGCCGCGAGCTATGATTATCCCAATTTTAAAATTAATTTTCGGAAAGGTGGTCGGTCTTGACTCTATCCCAGCCGAAAGGCGATCAGAATACTGGCGAAAACTTGGAGCGTACAGCAAGGAATTGGTCGGGGAGATTGTAAGAGAATCAGCCAAAGGCGCGGCAGAAGGAATCAGAGATGGCAAGAATTCTTGATGATTTAAAACTGATTGCCGAGAAACTTGACGGTGATAAATGGAAACTGGTCAAACCGCTTTATTACCATGTCGGAAGCCCTGACAGTAAAGAGATCATTACGGTACCGAAGGATTTCATAACGGATGGCGCTAGCACGCCTTTTGGTGTTAGAAACCTTTTTCCTAAGGACGGCACTTATACACCCATCTCCGCAATACATGATTATATGTATTCTTTAAAAGGAGTTCTCCCAAAGAAAACGTATACACGCAAAGAGTGTGACCAAATCTTTCTTGAGGGCATGCAAGTCTTAAACGTTCCTTGGTGGAAAAGACGGATTATGTATATGGCTGTCCGGCTGGCCGGCTGGGTGAAATGGTAGGAGGTTGAAATGTCAAACAAAACTGAAATATCAAATTTAGCTTTGGCTCATCTTGGAGCGGGAAAGCGCATCGCAAATCTTGAAACAGAAAAGTCATCTGAAGCTCAAGCATGCAGGACGTTTTATGATTTATCCAGAGATGCTACTTTTAGGGATTTTCCTTGGTCATTTGCTAATATTGAGAGGAAAGTTTTGGCATTGGTTGAAGAAGACCCGACGACAGATTGGGCTTATTCATACCGCTATCCGGTTGATTGTGTCAATCTTTTAAAGATACATAGTGACACCAGAAATGATACAAGGCAAAGCAGAGTGCCGTATAAAATTGGAAAGGATTCTGAAGGAAAATTGATTTACACGGATAAAGAAGATGCGGAAGTTATGTACACGCAGTTAGTGACGGATACTTCGTTGTATCCCGCTGATTTTATTCTTGCATTATCCTTTCGGCTTGCAGGATATATCGCGCCTCAAGTGACAGGTGCAGACCCATTTAAAATGGGTGAACGTGCTTTACAGCTTTATTTATTTGAGATAAGTAAAGCGGAAGCGAGAAATGTAAACGAACAGCAAGACGAGGAAGAAGTTCAAAGTGAATTCATAAGAGCGAGGGATTGAAATGCCAAAGAAAAAAAAGAAAAAGAAACGAATCCGATATTAAAGGAGGTGTGAAATGCCTGCCAGAAAAGTGAAGGGCGGTTATCGCTGGGGTTCTAAGGGAAAGATTTATCGCGGAAAAGGGGCAAAAGCTAAAGCCGAAAAACAAGGACGAGCAATCAGAGCGTCTGGATATAGGAGATAATGATGCCACATTTAGTTGACATGAAATTAACCAAAAAAGAATCGAAAGAGATGACTGCTGGAAGTGAATTAACTCAACCAGCATATCCTTATGGATTAAGACTTGAATTGAATGATGAATCCATGAAAAAAATTCACATTGAGTCAATGCCGGAAGTTGGCACGAAAGTATTGGTTCATGCCGTTGCTCAAGTCGAAAGAGTAAGTGAGAATCAAACTCAAGAAGGAAAAAGACAGGATATGTCTTTGCAGATTACAGAACTTGGATTTGAACCATATAAAGGTAAAAAAGCAACGGAAAAAATACTTTACGGAGATTGATGAGCACTATAGCACAGAGATCATTTGCCGCCGGTGAAATTGCACCAAGCCTTTATGCAAGGACTGACCAAAACCGTTATTCCAGCGCCCTTAGAACTTGCAGAAATTTCATTATCTTAAAACATGGCGGCACGGCAAATAGGTCTGGAACTGAATTTATTGAAGAAGTAAAAACTTCTGCAAAAGAAACACGCATCATTCCTTTCATCTTCAATGCCGATCAGACTTACGTTCTTGAGTTTGGGGATGAGTACATACGATTTTATAAGGACGGCACTCAAATAACCGTTTCAGGCGTTACGGCTTGGAGCGGATCAACCGCTTATGTGGTTGGCGATCTCGCTTCAAGGCTTGGCGTGAATTATTACTGTATTTTGGCGCACACGAATCAACAGCCGCCTAATGCGACTTATTGGTATCCATTAACTGGTGATATTTTTGAAATACCATCTCCTTACGTTGAAGGAGATTTATTTGATTTAAACTATGACCAATCGGGCGATGTCATTACAATCACCCATCCGAGTTATAAAGTCCGTGAATTGAGAAGGTCAGGTGATACTTCATGGACACTTCCGATTGTCACATTCGCACCATCTTTATCAGCACCAGCCAATCTTGCTTCAAGCGCATCGGGAACAGCTGTCTCTTATAAAGTAACAGCAGTCAAAAGGGAAACTTACGAAGAATCATTACCGACTGATGCCGTCGGAAGTTCCAGTGAAACAAGCGTATTGAGTTGGGATGTTGTA